ATCCTTCAAGCTTTCTTTGTTTCCCAGCGTGAAAGAAAACATTATCATCTCCTCTAACTATTTTTCTAAGTGTATGTTTTCTTCCAAGCGGTGTTTTTAGCGATACTCCGCCCTGTCCAAGTCTTTGTCCAACATAGCTTCCACCGCCAATTGAAAGACCATAACCTAAAGCTGATGTTCCTCCAGTTAAGGCAAAAAGAATCGCTCCAGCAACAGCGCCTTTTAATCTATCTTTTGCACGCTTATCTTCTCGATCTCGAGCGGCTTTACCACTTAATCTTTCCTCTTCCTTATACTCATGTTCTTGTCTTTCAAGTTTTCTAAGGTCTTTCATCGCTGAGCTTCCAAGCAAAAAGCTTCCCCACCCAGAGCCAGCTCCTTGCGCAGCTCTCATTCCGGCTAGTCCTGAAATAAATCCGTTTGCCATATCAATTTCCTTTTCTTTTACCTATACATAGTATTCTATGTATATTTCTACAGTACCAGCTGTTGAATTTGTTGTTCCATTGCCAGTACCCGCATTACAAATGTATAAATATTGATCAGATCCTCCATTCCGCACCGTATCTTTACATATCCATACATCTCCACTTTGCTTTAAATCTATATCAGAAGCACTTGCACTATCTGTGCTATCTGTATTTGCTACTCCAGCTCCAAGTAATTCAGTTCCAGACGATATACTTGAATCAGCTGCCGTTCCCGATGTTGCAGACATCTGAAGGTTAACAGCGTGTGTAGTCAGATTACTAGTTCTAGCAATCTTTGCAACTACTTTCGATATAATAGCTTTAGCTGGAATCTTTGTATTTTTAATCTCTGTTATAACTGTATTGTCGCTACTGTCCGCATATCTTATATGTTGTGTGGTATTAATTATATGCTTTATACCGCCAACCAATTGATTTGGTGCTCGTCCAGCTGACACAAGTCTTAAATCTCCGTTAGCTTGACTCTCTAATTCTACAGCAGTTAATTGATCTGGGTAAGCATCAAGCCATTTTATATGAGCATCAACAAACTCGTAAGAAGTATTATAATAAGGAACACCGCTAGAAAATTGTATTTCCTTCTTAGCTCCAGAACTATTAGAGTTATTATTGTTGCTATAGGTCTCCCCAGTTCCCACGCTACTACCTGCCCTAAGAGCAAACTCATCGCCTCCAAATAGTAGAGTAATATTATAGCCTTCACCCCTTCCTAATTCAGTAGAAGGCGAGATTCCAGTTCCAGAGCGTGGCAATATTATAGAATCAATTGTATTTTTATACCAATCGTTACCCCTATCAATATAAACTATACTTCCCATTTTACCTCCACGACTACCATCGAGATATAATGTAGTTCCATAAAATTTTAACTCAACATTAGTCCCATCCGCTGTTGCATTAACAGTTGAACAACTTGTGGCGCTGACACCAGCTGTAGCTCCTTTATATGTACCAATCGCAAATGAGGTTGTACTTAAAAATATTTTTACTATTGCGTGCTCTGGGATTCCAGTCCCTACTACATTCATTCCAATCTTTATTTTACCATTAAGAATATTTGTACTATCACATGTAATGGTAGAACTTCCATTTGTTGTATCGCAGGTATCGTCAGCTAAATAATCCATATATCTTTGACTTTTTGTACCTGTATCGCCTTCACCAAAAGAAACTATATTCTTTCTGCTTAAAGCATATTGTATTTCACCCCTTGTTTTAACCTTAGCATCGGCAGG